CACCTAAGCCTTCGTCGGCAGCGTCAGATGTGTATAAGAGACAGGTCCGTAGCGGCGTGGGTGACGCTTGTCGTGGAGTCGATGATGCCGTTCGCCAATCCGCGTCCGACCATCACGCCGACCGTGTCACGCATGAGCCGTGACGGGGATTTGATCCCGAAGAAACTCTTGACCGCGTTCCATACGTTCTTCGCCAATCCTAGGATGGCGTCCTTGATCGCGTTTCCCGCGTTCAATAGTCCGTTCTTAATGCCTTGGATAACGTTCCATCCGAGGTTGCCCCAGTCGACCAAGGTCAACCCGTTCCATATCGCCGAAACGATCTGCGGCAGTGCGGCGATGATCTGGGGTATGGCCTGGATGATGCCGGCGACGAGTCGGCCGAGCAGGATGATGCCGGTTTCGAGGATCCGTGGCAGATGCTTGGCGATGCCGTTGATGAACCTGCTGATGATATGCGGTAGCGCGGCCACGAGTTGGGGTATCGCGTCGATGACGCCCGTAATGAACTTCAGCAGCAGGTCCATGCCGGACGTGAGGATTCGTGGCAATAGTGACAGGATCCCGTCCGTGAACCCGGTGATGATCTTGGGTAGCGCGCCGATCAGTTGTGGAAGGGCGTTGATGATGCCTTCCGTGAATTTGGTCAGCAGATTCAATCCTGATGCGATGATCCTTGGCAGGTTGTCCACGATGCCCTGCACGAGCGTGACGATCATCTGTATGGCGGTCGGAAGCAGTGTGGGCAGTCCGTTGGCGATGCCGTTCACCAGTGTGGTCAGGATCGAAACCGCAGTGGTCAGCAGCTGCGGCAGGTTCGCGGTGATGCCTTGGATCACACTTGTGAGGAGCTGGAGTCCGGATTGCATGAGCGCGGGCAACTGGGTCGTGACCCATGTTTGGAAGCGGGCGATATAGCCGGGCAGGGTCACGGTCAGGAACTCCGTGACCATCGCGCCTAATTGGCCGCCGAGGCTTTCGTTCAACGCGCCCAACACGACGATCAAGGCTCCGAGGATGGCGGCGATGCCGAAGTATTTGATGAAGTTGGCGGGGTTGAAGAAGTTCAGGAACAGGTTGCCGATCCCGTTCAACCCGGTTTGTATCGGCGCGGCCAAGGTGGTGCCGAATCCTTGGAACGCGGTGCCGAACGCGCTCGTGACCGGTGCGAGGAACCCGCCGACCTTGCCGGCCAACGCTTGGAACGGTGCGGCGAGCTTCGAACCGATGCCCGTGACGCCCTGTTGCAACGGCAGGTAGATCTTGCTGTCGAACAGACCGACCAACGTCGAGCCCACATCCGCGAGTCCGGTTTTCACCCGGCCCGCCATGAGACCGAACACGCCGCCGAAGTTCGCGTCGATCAATCCCAGGGCGTTGCCCCACCGGCCGCCGAGATCCATGAACAGGCCACCCGCGCCGGAGACGATGCCCTTGAGCTTGCCGATATGACTTTTGGCCGAGGATACGAGGCCGCCGACCCCGTTGCCGGCCGTGGTGAACACGTCGAGGATCTGCGGCCCGTACCGGCCGATCCCCGTGAATCCGGCGAACGCGCCGACCAACAGACTGACATGTTCGATGATGTCCTGAATGCTGATGGAACCGTCCGCCATGCCGTCCGCGAACCGTTGGATCCACGGAGTCGCGGCCTGAACCGCGTCGGCGAGTTTCGTTCCGAGCCGGTCGGCCAGCGGCTGCAACGCGGTGTTGACCTTGTCGATCACCGGGGTGAGCACGTTGAACACATCACGCAGCGCATTCAGCGCGGGCGTCGCCGCCTTCTGGCCGAGACGGCTCAACGCGGCTTTGACGTTCGCCAATGCTCCGGTGAATGTCTCGCCGGCGGCCAATGCGGATCCGCCGAGATACTTGTCCATCGCGGTGGCGAACGTCCGGAAGTCGATCTCGCCCGACGAGACCATGTCGGACACGTCCTGCGTGCTGACGCCCAACTGGTCGGAGAGCGCTTGCAGGACGGGCACGCCACGCGACGTGAGCTGGAGCATGTCATCGCCCTGAAGCTTGCCGCGTGCCATCACGCTAGTGAAGATCGCGCCCGCGTCGGAAAACCCCATGCCGGCGATCTGCGCGGTGTCGCCGATGGTCTTCAACACCTGGGTGAGTTGTTCGCCCGGTTTGATACCTGATGCGACCGCGCTGGCGGCCACGGTGGCGGCTTCGTCCAACCCGTAGGCGGTGCCTTTGACGGCCGCGTTCGCGTTCGCCATGATCTCGGTGATTTCCTCGGTCGTATGCCCGAGGCCCTTGAGCTTGGCTTGCGCGTTCTCGATGTTCAACGCTCGGGTGAACCCGCCCTTGGCGGCCAATGCGGTGATGCCGCCGCCGATGGTGGTGATCGCGCCGAGGCCGATCTTGCCGATCTTGCCGAAGCCTTTGACCGCCGTCTTGGTGACGCCGGTGAACATGTCGGCGAGTTTCGAGCCGCCTGATCGCACGCCGGTGGTCAGACCGTTGCCGAGTTGGGTTCCGAGTTTGGTTCCGGCACCGGTGGCGTCGATACCGTTGAGTTCCTTGTTGAAGGTCGAGCTGAGATCCTTGAACCGGGGAACGATGTCAACCCATGCGGTGGCCAGTGACGCCATCGGTGCCTCTCTTCGGTTATGTGTTGACCGTGATACGCGGTTTGTTCAGGTAGTCGTGCAGTGACTGCTTGTCCATGCCGACCAGATCGGTTTTGCGTACCACGTCACGACGGTTCGGATCATGCGTGGACGCGCCCGGGGGTTGCACGGGTTTGGGTTTCCTGCGTCCTTTTTGCCCGTCCTTGGTTTTCGCCCAGACGAGCCATCTGAGGCTGTATTCGATGCTGCGCAGCCAGAAATCAATGGGTTTCCATGCCATGCGCTTGTCCAACGCTCTGGCGAGCGGACTGCCCGCCTCGCAGTTGACGGCGATCAGGTAGATGTCATGCCATGACAGGATCGGGCGCCCAAGCCATCTGAGGCGGACACCCGTTTTCAACAGTTCGTATTCGAGTTCGTCCCTGTGATGGTCGATCAGCCACAGGACGGCGGCTAGTCTTTTGGGTTCTTGACCCACGCTTCGATGGAATCGTTCAACTGCTGCGGGTGGAGTTTGTCGAGTTCGTTGCGCGCCTCTTCGGGGAACAGTTCGTAGAACGCGTCGATGTCGCCGGCGGTGATACGCCGCAAATCCCCTAGGGTGAGGGCGTCGGAGGATTTGACCTTGTAGCGGGTTTTGGATCCGGGGAACTGCACGTCGATGGTTTCGGTTCCGGTCGGCTGGTAGTCGTTGATGATGATCGCCATTGTCGTGTCCTTACTATTTTGGTGTTTCGTCGTGTCCGAAAAAACAAAAAAGGAGCGCCCATGCCGGTGGACACGACGGGGGTTGCGGCATGGGCGAGGAGTATGGGAATTGTGCTACTTCGCGGTCTTGGCCGTGCGTTTCACGGTGCGGGTTGTGGTCTTCGCTGCCGTTTGGGCTTTTGCCAGAGAGGGTACGGTCTCGTCGGTGAACACGGCGGGTTCGCTCTGCGTCGACGGGGTGTCCGTGTTGGTGACGACGTGGGCGATGTATTCGTAGGCGGTGTTGCCGTCGGCGTCTGGCAGCGCGTTGATGGTCGGCGTGTAGGTGATCGGGTCGCCGTCCGCGTATTCGACGTCATCGAGTTCGCCCATCTTGCCTTGCGGTACGACGATGCGTTTGACGCGGTTGTTGGTCATGGCGAACTCGAACACGAGCAGCAGCAGCGGACCGTCCTTGCCGTTGTGCTTGACCTCGATGGTCTTGGCCGTGCCTTCGCCGGTGACGGTCACGTTGTCCGGCCCGTATACGAGGGAGAGCGTGTCTTCGGTGGTTTCGATCATGCCGAACTGGAAGCTTTCGGCTCGGGACGTGACCACGCTCAATACACGGTCGCCGCCGAACGCGTTGATGTCGCTCGTATCGCTATCGATGGTGTTGGTGACGCCATCCTCGGACAGGTAGCCGCCGTCGCGCAGCTTCGAGTCGAGCGTGGTGGTCGCGTCGGTGGGTACGGTCGCCCGGCCGGCCACCGCCCACCACATGCCGCCCGCGTATCGTCCGCCTTCGCCATGTGGCTTGCCGACGGAAACGTTCTGGGAGTCTGGAGTACCCATAAGTGTTCCTTCCTTGACGCGGGATCCGGCCCAGCATTGGATGGCGAGCAGCACCGTGTCGATGAATCGTGTTTCCGCGCCACCCACGCGTTCGACGGTGATGAACCGTTCGGGGCGTTGCGCGGGCACGTCCAAGGACACCGGGCAACCGGCAAGTTCGGATTGTGCGGCCAGCCATTGGACGATCTGCGTTTCGATGTCCCGCATCAGCCGCCGCCTTGCAATGCCTTGAGTAGCGTGTTGTGTTTCGCGTTCGACCGTCTGGTATGCAGGTCGGTGGTTTTGACCATGCCATGTGCGCGTGGTTTCGCGCCGCCGCCGATAATTGCGTCCCCGACATAGCCTTTGGCGTTATGCATCCCGTCGCGATGGAGGCGACGTGTTTGGCGCGTTTGTCGATCTCGTTTCGCACGCCGGAGGAGGTCAATACTTCGGTCATTCCCGCACGATGTGTTTGGATTCTGATTCTTGCCATGTCTAGCCGTCGCTTCGTGTCACGGGAACGGTCATGTTCCAACCAGTCGGGGTCATGCCGCCGTCCACGGGGAACGGGTCGCCGACCACTTTGTATTTAGCCCCGCGCACGATGACGGATTGGCCGCGCAACGGTTCGCCCGTGTAGTCGCGGGGGAAGTACAGGTTGGCGTCGATTTGGATGCCGTCTGGTCGGGTGGAATCCGTGGCGTTTTCACCGTTCGGCGATCCGACGAGCACGTTGCCTACGGATTCCTGCACGTTCTCGTAGACCGGGTTGTTGCCTTCGTCCACGCCGGTCTGCACCCGACGCAGTACGATGACAGTTTCGCCTCTCATCTCCGGCCTCCGATACCCGACACCGGCGTGGAAACGGCCGTTCGCGTCATGGTCGCGCCCGCCATGTCCACGTGGTAGGCGCGTTGCATGCCGACGCCCAGACGGGCTTTCTCCGCCCTAGTCAGGTAGAGGTCGCCCATCGGGTTCGAGTAGGTGAACGATTCGCTGAAACTGCCGGCGGTCTGCTGCGCGTTGGTCACGCCCAGATGATCATCGTCCACAAGCATTTTCCTGATGACCATCGCGCAGACGACGGCCTTCAATGTGCGTTCGGACGCGTCGGCCCATCTCGGGCAGGTGTCCATGATGATCTGCGCGGCGTCCTCCAGCAGCGTGGTCGCGGTCTGGCGTTCGGGGGCGGTGAGGGTATGCCAGCGTTTCTCGATGTCCCCGTAGGTGGCGAACGCCTTGAAATCGTCGGCCATGCCCGCCTCCCTTACTTGGCGATGACGTCGAACGAGCGCAACGCGGCGAGCGCCTTGTTCACGGCAACGACGATGGCAGCAGCGTCCGCCGCCGCATCCAAGTCCGCGATGGCCGCGGCCGCGGCGGGCTTGCCCGTAATGTTCGCCCATGTCGGGGCGGCGGGAATGGTGGGCTTGTTCGTCAGATCCGTGTAGGAGCCGCCGAAGCTGGAGGTTCCCGCACCGATGGCTTTTCTGACCGCAGCGGCGTCGGACGCCTTCAGCACCGTTCTGCCGATGTCGGTCGCCCCTTCCAACGTGTCCACGCTCGTCGTCGCGGATCCGGTGAAATCGGTGCCGTCCGGGTTCACCAGACGCACAGGCTCGGCAAGCACGGGCACCCCATTCTCGCTGGTCTGCACGATAAGCGTCTTGACTGGTGTCACGGGCATCACTTCACCGCCTTCACGCTACGGGAGCGAGTGTTGGCGGTCTTCAATACGGCGAGCGCCTTGGGGTCGAGGATCGCGTAGCTGAACACGGCTTCGAAACGGTAGGCCACCTGATTGGATCCGGCCAAGTCCACGCCGGTGTTGTCGGGGTCGCCGTATGGGATGACTTCGGCGGTGATCGGACGCGCCAAACGCCAGCGGATCGTGGTGAAATCACCCATGAACGCGAGCACGCCGGTCGGGTCGGTCGCGTATTCGCCTTCGACGGTGATGCTGGTGGAGGCGGGGATCCCGTCGAGGGTTCCCGCGTTCAGGCTCAGCGGAATCTCCGGGAACAGACGGCTGCCGGTGACGGAGACGCGCAGCTTACGCAACGTGTTGGCGAACGTGCGCGACAGGGCGACACCATTGATGTTGTACTTGAGCAGCTGATCGGTCAACGCGTCGAGGTTGGCGAGCGCATCGTCGACGGCGGTCACTTGGGTGGCGTCGCCGGACAACGGCGTGTAGCCGTCGAGCAGACTCCCGGATGCGGGGTTGACGGCGCGGTAGACGACGTAATCGAGCGCTTCGCCCAAGGCCGCGGCTTGATCGGCTTGGATCGCGTCGAGGATCTGCAACTGGTCGTCTTCATCCGCCCACTGGAGCTGCTTCGAGACTCGGGTGGTGCATTGGACAGTGAACCGTTTGCCTTCCTTGGGGATGATGGGCTGCTCGTAGCCGCCCTTCTTCGCGCCCTCGGCCACGACCTCGGCGCGTGCCTTGCCATTGAACACGTTGTACTTGTCGTCAAGGAATCCAAGCCTGTCCGCCGGACTCAGTGTGGCGATGGTGCTGGTGTCATGCGCCTTGCCCACGACGGCGAAGCTGACGTCGGTGGGTAGGATCACCTGATTGGTCTGTAATGCTGCCATATTGGATATGCCTTCCTATGGTTGGTTAGTGTCGAACAGTTGCTTGAGCAGCAGCGAGTTCGGATTGTCTGTGCCGGTTTTCGTTTTCGGGGTGCCGGCAGGGTTGGGAACGGCGGGTGCCGTGGGTTTGCCGACCGTGGACAGGTAGGTTTTCAACGCTTCAGCGTGTGCGTTGATGTCCTCTTCGCTCGTGCCCCGGATCAGATCGACGGGAACGCCGGTCGCCTTGGCGGCCTTGTTCTTCCAATCGAGTTGTGCTTGGGCGGTTTTCATGTCGGCGAGAGCCTTTTCAGCGGCTTCGGCGCGTTTGGTGAGTTTCTCCGTTTCGGAGAGTTTCGCATCCTCCAACGCCTTGAGCCTGTTCGCGGCGTCGCTGTTGGCTTTGGCACGGTTTTCCCATTCGCGGGAATGCTTCATCGCGTCATGATATTTGGCCTCCCAATCCACGTGTTCGCCGGCGTCACCCGTTCCGGGATCCGTCGACGGTTCACCGCCGCCGGTGTCGGCCGGCGGGATGTCGATCATGCGAAGGTGTTTAGGGTATCGTGTCGGCCACGGTTTGAACATGGTTGTCATCTCCGATCGGCCCGTTTTAGGGCATGAATAAAGCCCCTTGCTACGGGGGCTTGGCTGGTTCTTTAGCGGATGTCTCCGTCCGTTCCTGTGAAGAGGTCGGGGTGTTGGCGTCGCATGATGGCGGCGAGACTGTTGAGATTGTTCGGGTCTCCAGGCATGTACGTGTGTGCGCGTCGTCTGCCGTTGTTCTGGGTGATGGTCACGGTGTACGGGGAGACGTTGCCGGCGGCTTCCAAGAGCTGCGGATCCGTGTGTGGGTTTTCCAGGGCGTCGCGGGCCTGACGGTACATTCGCTCGTAACGGTCGGGGTCGTAGCCTTCGATCCGGTTCGATCCTTTGTCCCATTCGGGGATGATCTCGCAATCGCAGTCCTCGTGGAATCCGTGATCCGCGCCGGCGGTTTCCGCGTTGTGGTAGATGTAGCCGCGTCCGGCGAGCATGAGGCAGAACGGGCACGTCCCCGCGCCGGACGGCACGCGGGCGTAGCCGGTACGGTAGGGGTCGCGTTGCGCGTTGTGTTGGATGGTCAGGCGTCCGGGTTGTTTCACGTTGCGGTCGAGGAACTTGTTCGCCCATCTCAAGAATTCGGTTGGATCCGCCGGCGTGCCATCGGGCTTGTCGAACAACAGTCCGGCTTTCGCCCGGATGATCCCACGTGCCGTATCATCGTCGAACTCATTGACCGGCTGCGCCTCGAACCCGCCATCGAACCACTGGTTCCAAAGCGTGTCATACCATTGGGCGGCCGCCACACCGCCGATATCACCGTACTTGCGGCACAGGGCCGGCAGCAGATCAAGCAGAATGTCACGTTGCCGTGCGGGCGGCAGCCCCTCCAATCGCATCCACAACCGGCCCAGTTCCCGCTGTGCCAATCTCACCGTCAGGCTCTGGGCCTTGCCCAATCGGGCCACGTCCGTTCGCGTCACCGTCGCCATTCGCATCTCCGTTCACCAGCATGTCGAGCACGCTACGAGCCCGGTTCCGTGTGACCTCGGTCTTCAACGAGTCGATCTCACTACTGGTCAGGCCGAGACGGCGCAAACCGATGGTGCTGTTCGCATAGGTTTCGTTCACGCCGGAGATCTTCACGTACGCGTCGGCACGCGCCGCGTCGGAGAGCTCACGGGTCGCCAGCCACACCGGCCTGACCGCCTTCAGATCATCCGGCGGCGTGGTCAGTCCGTCGCGCAGGCAGATGGTCATGCGCAGCAGACGTTCCAATTGCATGCCGAACAGGCGGTTCTGCCGGTCGGCCTCGCGGGTGAGTTTGCGTTCCGCGGCGGCCATCGCCTCGGCGGAGGTCGGATTGTCCAACGTGATGCCCAGATTGTCCACGGGAAGATTCGTCTCCGACGCCACCACCAACGCGATGGTCTTGAGCATGTCGGAGTGCGGTTGCATGCTCGCCTGACTGATCTGATGCAATTCCGGGTTATGCCCGTCGATGTCCCCGTCGATCGCGTTGATCGCGGACACCAGACTGCTCCATGTGTCTTGGTTGAACGCGTCCTCCGGAGCCCCGAGAAACCATAGTTTCGGCACGCTGTAGAACTCGGAGCTGACTTCCATGCACACCAGCGTGCGGAACCCCATATCCGTCAACGCCATCAACGGGCGCGTGATACGGGCACGCCCCAACGGGCGCGACAGTTGCGGGTCGCTGACGAACGGGATCGCGGTCGGCTCCGGCCAGTTCGTGACGATCCGTTCCGCCTCCCACCGGCCACGGCCGTTACGTGTGACCGCATACGATTTGTTCGGTAGGAACACGTTGAACGCGGTGATACGCCCCCTACTGGTCACGTCGTTGATGGTCAGCACGGCGGCAAGCCGGTTATGCCGTCCACCCCAGACGGCCGCACTGTATTCGGCGCTGCGCGGCCGTGATGATGATGCCCTCACTGTCCTTGGTGACGGTCAGGAACGCGCACCCGTGCATGTACGCGGACACGATGGCCTGCGGTATCGCCAGTTCCAACGCCATATCATCCGTCAGATCCGCAACACCGTACGGGTCGGCTCCATCGATCGTCCAACCGTCGAACACGCTCAGATCGGCGAGCACCCTGACCGCCTTGGACGGCCAGCCGACGCACGCGCTCACGCTCGCGCGGATCCGATCCGGGATCGAGATCCCGAAGTCCTTGAACCCGTAACGGGCGAAATAGTAGGAGCTGCGGATCAGATTGTACGGGTAGCGTTCACGCCACACCTTGCACAATGTGCGGATCATCGGCATGTCCTCCGGATCCACGCCCGTGATGGACGCCGCGCCCAGACTGTTCACGTCCAACGGTCATTTGACCGCCGCACTCCAAATGCCCTCATCCGCCATAAATATTCCGTTCCTTAGATCTTCTAATGCATGACGTGCTGCCGCCTGTTCGGATTGCGGCGTGTGATCCATGCGCCCTGCAAGGCCATCGTGCAGGCGACGAGCGGCGAGATGTCGATGTCGGATCCGCTCTTGTTCCAGCCGAACGCTCCACTCTTGCCGATGGGGCGTGTGGTCGCGTTCGCCACGGCCTTACCCAACTGCGGCTGGTCCGCGTCCGGCAGATGGTGCAGGGTTCCGGCGGTCAGCATGTCCAATACGCGCCCGCACGCCTGACCCATGCCGTTGGTCGTATTCACCGTGACCTTCACGCCACGCGCCTTCAGCTCGGGCAGCAACACCATCGCGGGGCTTTGCGCGTCGATGGTCACGGCCGCCGTTTTCGGCCAGCGTTCGGCGATCCAATCCGCCACCCACGCCGTGCCATGCCTTTTCGTGTCCCGGTATTCCGCGAGTTCGATATGCGCCGTACCATCCGCGTATTTCATGCACGCGCCGATCGCCAGAGCACTGCGGTCGGGCGACATGTCGATACCGAACGAGGTCACGCCACCATCCGCACGCGCATTCACCGCACTGCCGGCCCACAGTTTCGGGCTGATCGCGCTCGCGACGGTGGTCTCATCCCAGATGCCCAAACCCTCGCGGCGGAACGAGTCGTCGCCCAGGTTCTTCTTCATCCTCAGGATCGCGGCCTCGCCGGTACGATGCGGGTACGACGGATTCGCCCTCGCCCACTGCCTCCGGTCGTCACTGTCGGCGTCACTGTCGGCGCTGAACTCCACATACAGCATGTCCGTGCTGTCGCCCTTCAAGGCCTCGTCACGGCGGGTGGAGAACACTTCGGACGGATCCGACGGTTTCGGCGGGGTACCCATGTAGATGATCAACGGGTTCGGTGCCGCATTCGTCGCGGGGATCATGTCATCCAACGCGCGTTCCGTGAGGATCTGCGCCTCATCGAACACCTCCACGTCCACACTGTCGAAACCACGACCGAACCCGTTCTCCCTAGCGCCGAACATGATGCGCGAACTGTTAACGAACACGATTTCCTGCTGCCCGTTCGCCCGTCTCGGCTCCCCGTCAACGAACCGGCTGATCGCCTTCCTGCGGACCAGTGCGCACATGAATTTGAACGTCTCATCCGAGGTTCGAGTCCTGTGCGCCGTCCACAACACCTTCAACGGATACTCGTTCAGGATGCACAGCATGACGATCATCGTGCCGATCAGGAACGTCTTGCCGACCTGACGGCAGATGCTGACGACCACGCCGCCGATACCAGCAGCATATACGCCATCCGAAGTCTTGCCGAGAATGCAACGCCCCAACTGGCGCTGCCAGCCGTCGTACTCGATGCCGCACGCCCTCGCCTGCGCCTCGACCCTCGGCCAACCCGTCGTCCTGATATCTGCGGGCAACACCACATGCCGCGCCACCTCGGAAGGCCTGCGCCGGTCGGGTTGGATCTCAGATCTCGTCCGGGTCGAACGGTTCATCCTCTACCTCCGTCGCGGTCGAAGCCACAGCCCCGCCGTTCTCGGATTCGAGCCGTTCCAATTCACGGCAGACCTCCAGCATCCGACGACTCAACGCCGCAAGATCCCTCGGCGGCGTATCAGGGTCGAACACGGCGGTCTGCAAACGCACAAGCGTCCTACGCAACATCCCCTCATAATCGAGCGGATCCGCCGTCCTACAGGGCTTTCTTACAGGCATGAGCCACCTATTCATTTCCCCTAGTGAAGATAATGAGTTGAATCCGTCATCTCAGACTTATAACCACGGCAAACAACATGTCTAGCTGTTTGCATCAAGTTGTTCGATTTCGTGGCTCATCTCCAGCAAACGATGGGTCAACGATGCTAGATCACGAAGCGTTACTCTACATCAAACATTGCATGTTAAGATAAAAAAATTCCATGTAAGGGATCTAGATAGACATGGCTGTTATTTATATTTCTTCATTGAAACACCGTCAAATTACTGATCTCGTTAGCGATTATAATTCTTTTATCAAATCTTTGTACGCTGAAACAGTTATAGACATTACATACCAAACCCACCCTGCAAGATGCGCAATGAGAAAGACAATTATAGATGAAAGCGCTAGAGGAAATATTCCCTTATCGTCGGACAGTGAAAATGAAGAGGACATGCCTACGAATAATGTAATAAATAGTGATAATCCAGATGCATATACTACGGAATAAAACATTTGATCAATCATTTTAGGGACAGCGATCTTTTCCATGGGAGGTTGTGAATTATCTACACTGCGACGACGTTTAGCATCGGAATATGACATCCGTAGCTGAAATACAAAAATTGCATGAGCGAAAAGCAATCCACCGAGGACTCCAACGCCAGAAACAATAATGTCAGCATTGCCAATTCGTTTCTTTAGCATCAACGTAGATGCTGCACATATTATCGGAATAACAAAAATACATGTAACAGCAATCCAATCAACATGACGATGTCTCCTGCCGACAGGAGCCAACATCGATAGACACTGTTTGAAGACGCCCATTCTAACCTCGCACAGTTTTAGCTGTTCCAGCGAAAAGCAAGGGCATCGGCATTCCATTCGCCTTTCTCGTAGGCCGCTGACCATGCTAAGCCGAGTTGACGATACCGACTGGCGGCTGCTTCCGCTGTTTTCTGCAGGAACTTATCATCATCAAGCGGCAAGTCTCCGTTGTCTGTAAGAACCTCGCGAAATAGAGGACTTCCCGTTTTCCCCAATTCGATTTTTTTCTGGCGTCCATCCTTCTCAAGGATGATAGAACTTTTTTTGTCCAGATCTTCAGAAACGTCAAACAAAGACACAACATCAATTTGACGATTTAATATCTTCTTCTTGAACCAATCAACAAAGGCATGCTCTCCTTTAGGTGGAGTAAGTTCTTGACTTAAATTTGCAACAATAGGACTATCTTCTAGACCTCCGCGATGTGAAAGTGTCTTTTTATATGCCGTTACTTCAATTTTGACTAATTTACTTGTTTCTGCCCAATCGTCGGCCTCATAAATATTGCCCGTTCGATATATAAAAGAATCATCGCGCTGATGCATTGCTGCAACAAAACTATTCAGCAAAAAGAAACCTCGAGAATCTCCAACTTTTTCAACAGCAAACATAGCTGTACTTGCCATTGGCGGAAGATACATGACTACTCGACTGCTAGTTGTCATCGAATCTGAATAATTTTTAGGATATTTCATTACGCCGGTTTCGACATCATAAACCTTGCCGTTGTCTCCAAAAATTCCAGATTCAATGGTAACAAAAACATAGCTTCCGCTGCATTGAATATTCGCAACGCGCAGATAAAGCTCAGAATCATCATCCTTAAGCCCATTTTCAGGAATGCTCTGTACATATGCATAAAAATGTTCCAGTAAAGAGTGCTCTTGTATCATTGGACATCCCAATAGGTCATCCGAATTGCGACGTCTCGCCTGTAAACTCTTCATTTCAAGAGTAGTTTTCCGCATCCCAAACTCCTAATCCAAGAAACATCACTATAAATTCATATTTTAGCGACGTATAGGATCATTTGGGAAAAACAACGGGGAGAGATTTGGCCAATACTCCGGGGTAGCCGAACCCCGACCGGGACGGGTACCGTCCCCAGCCTTGGGTTCACCACCGCGAGGTTTTGAACGGGATTGCCGTGGGTTTGAGCGCCGGCGTACCGTTGACGGCCCGTCGCGCCCATGCAAGGCTCTTGTCGCTTTTCAACTGTTGCAGCAACGATGCGTCTTCTGCAGGTTCCTCAAGTCAGTCGCGCTACCACCTCGACTGACCGGTATGATTTCGTCTACTTCGGCGCTCATTGGGTCGGGCCATTTGATGGTGTCGTTTATGGGTTTGTCGCAGATGCCGCATGGCGTTTGCTGCGCGAGCACGCGTTGGCGTGCGAGGTTGCGGGCCTGACGGTTGACGCGGCGGGGATCCCGGTAATTCCGGTCATGGGGCATGTCGATTCCAAAAGGATTGGCGGGTGCCGTGATGCCTGTTGTACAAGCGATTATCTGTTTTGTGGGTGAGGCTTGGCGGGCTTCACGGCACCCGGATGAATGGAATAGGCCCCGCCGGTGAAAGGAAGAAAGCCCGACGGGGTGAAGGGGAAGTCTTTACGATTGCCTCGGTGTTCCTTGCATTGAACGACAACACTATCATTTTCCCTGCGTTGCAGTTTTCCCGCAATCAGGCAACACGCCGACGGTAAAAGGCGCAACGGCGGTAACAGATGCCCAATGAACCTCGATACCTGTTACTTGCGTCATAATCTTCGAATGTCCGTAGCCACATTCTCTGTAGTAACGAGGTAACAGGAATAACAGGGAGAATCGCATATGTGAATGAGCGTGCAGGCGTATTCATCTTGCTGTGCGCTACTTGAGTTACCCGAGATCGTTTATCCGTTCATATGGCAGTGCCCGTCAATCGACGGGCACTGGTTACGCGGCTTGTGCCAGCGGCACGGTTCCGCCAGCCGGACCAGCGGGAGTAAGGGCTTTGCCGCGTGCACATTCCACGGCGTCAGCGTCTTCGCCGAGCCGTTCAGGCCAAAGCGCCGCATATACGTCCAGGGTCATCGCCGCCGTGGCATGACCAAGTTGTTTCTGCAGGGTCTTTACATCCGCGCCGTTCGCGATCGCTATCGACGCGTAGGTATGACGCAACGAATGCGGGGGGGGGATGCCGTTATCTTCCATGCCCGCATTCCGAACCGCGCGATTGAAGACTCGGTTGCGCCATGTGCGCACGTACAATGGGCCGCCGTGTTCGCCTCGAAACACGTAATCGCTCTCCGGAAGACCGGCCACGTATTGTCGCAACGCATCTCGGAGGAATACGGGCATGGCAATTGTTCGGGGAGTTCCGTTCTTCGGCAGACCCAATGTGGCGTTGCCGTTTTTGTCATCCGTCCATGTTCTGCGGATTCTTGCGCGGCAATGGGCGAGATCAAGATCTCGTACCGTCAGTGCCATCGCCTCGCCAATGCGGACACCGGTGTATGCGAGGAAACGGACGAGCAGCGCATGCGTGTTCGTCGTGTCGTCCGGCCATGTCTCGATTCCTTTAATCACTTTGGGGTGCCTGCCGTAACGTCCCGCCTGTGTGGCGAGCTGTTCGACTTCGGGAATGGTCAGGAACACCATATCGTCCTGTTTGACTCTTTTGGGCGTGATTACTTTGTCGATGACGTTTTCGGCAAGGTAGTCGTGCTTGACCGCATAGTCCAAGACGCTGTACATGACGACTCGGACGATGTTCTTGATGCTTGAAGGCGACAAAGGTTTTGGCTTGCGCATCACGCCATGCTTGTCCAACGGAAGTTCGGCCTTGTAGTTCCCGGCTGCGAGATCATTGGCCCAGCTTTGCACGTCTTTGACGGTGATGCCAGAAAGCAGTACATCGCCCCACTGCGGATAGACATACACCCGCATGTCCCGCATATACCGACCCAGCGTAACGTCCTTGATGTCAACTTTGGATCGGAGCCATTCCTCCGCAACCACTCGGAAAAGACGATGTCCGGCATTGGGATCGCGGTAACGTCCCGCTCGGATATCGTCCTCCATCGCAGCCTTGAAGCTTTCCGCATCGGACAGTTTCTCGAAATGTCTGTTTTTCTGGATGTTCTTGCCGTCGCTGCCGGTGACGTACCAGCGAACGCGCCAGCGCTTGCCCGTGCCGTATATGCTGGTGCGCCATTTCTCCGGTACGCGAGCCTTTATTGGATCCTTGGTGTTGGCGAGCGAGCGTTTTGCCGCGCTGCTTGGCACCGTGCCGTCTTCGGCGGTTCGTAGCCAGCGGTCATCAATGATTACGCGTGCCATTGTTTGTCATCTCCTTTCGTAGTTCGTTGTTGGTTTGTTGGTTCAGTGATTGGTGACGATTCGACATCGCCATGATTCGTTTTCGAGGATCTCCTGCATCGTCATGACGACGTTGAATGTGACGTGCAGTTCGTTGGCGATCCTGTACGGGCTGGCTCCGTAGATCCGTTCGGCCCGCGCATAGTCATTGAGGTCGATGAGGCGCAGCGCCGTCTCCCGTCGGGTTTTCGTCTCCTCGACCCTGGGATCCATCCACCGGTTCATTCCCATGCGGAAGTGCTCGGCGTGAATGATCTCGTGTTGCAGGGCGACGCGTTTCTGGTCGTCGTTCAGCCTCCCGTCTATGGTGATGCGACGTTCCCGGTGCTCGTAGCATCCGAGGTGGTCGCTGTTGATGGTCCTCTCCACCACTTGCAGGCCCATCGTGCGGGCCGTCAATAGCAGTTCCCCGTAACTGCTCCTCAAATTCTCCCCTTCGGTTCCCGACGCCAGTCAGTCGATCGGCGTTTCCATCTCCCTGAACTTGTCGCCGTCGCGGTATGCGGCGGTGTCGTAGTCGTACCGTGGTTCCCGTCCGGCGATGCGACGCAGTTGTTCCATTGCGGAGTAGCGTCCGTCGCGCGGACCGTCCCCGTACACCCCCATATCCTCGTTGACCCGTTCGTGGGCGCGGCCCACGATCACCTTCATGTCCACGCCGATGCACAGGCAGATCTTCTCCGCCACCTCCACCGGTATGGACGGTTTCGCGTTCAGCCAGTTCGCGAACGAGGACCGCGCGTGACCGAGCCGGTCGGCGATCTCCGCCTGCGAATAGCCGCGCGAGCGTATCGCGCCTTTGAGCTCGGCCCCGAGGTACTTGGCGAACAGTTGCGCTCTGGTTTCAATCTCATTAGCCATACCAACATGATAGCATGTATTTCGACTAATGCAATTAGTCATATCAAGTCATTTTTCATTGACGTTTCGCTGGATGGCTTATAAGATTAGCGACATGACTAACAAACGGTCCATGGTGGACAGGTGGCTCGGAGCGAAGGCGTCCCGGCTACTGAAGGAAGAAGGCTACAAGTACTCCGACGTCGCGAGGCGCATGCGCATGCCGTACAGCACGTTCAGCGCGAAGCGGCGCGGGCATTCCTCGTTCTCGTTCCCGGAGATCTACACGATCTGCCTGATCACCGGGCACGATCCGGGCGAGTTCGTGCCGCCGAGATCGCATCTGCGGCTGTCGCCCAAGCACCGCAGGCCATAACCGCGAGAAAAAGGAGACGACACATGAACGCTACGACGACGTGCGGAAGCGAAGCCGGCCGCAACCCACCGGGAACGACGGGCGGATCCGATCTGTTCGGCGCGCTGCATGATTCGCTCAAGCCGATGAACACCGCGAAGGATGTGGCCGATATCGGCATCTCCGAGGGCACGCTGGCCTACTGGCGGTCGATGGGCATCGGCCCGAAATTCGTCAAGGTCGGCCGCACCGTCCTGTATCCGAGGGAGGCGTTGATCGCGTATTTCGCCGACCACGTCTACCAGTCCACGGCGGAGGTGGTCGACGTATGAGCAGGAACCACAGAACGGTCCGCAGGGCGGGCGCGTCGATGGAATCACGCACCGCGGACTACCTGCGGTGGGCGTTGGACGACGACCGGGTCGAACGCCGCCACCCCACGGGCGTGAGGGACCGGGGCGACATCGCCGGCGTGCGCTACCGGGGCAGGCGGATCGTCATCGAATGCAAGAACACCGCCAGACTGGACATCCCCCGGCATCTGCGCGAAGCGGAGACGGAACGCGGCAACGACGACGCCCTGATCGGTGTGGTCGTCCAGAAACGTCCCGGCATCGGCATCGCCGACCATGCCGGGCAGGCGCAGCAGCTCGTGCTCATGACCCTGGAATCGTTCGCGTTATTGCTGAACGACGGGTTGCCGCTCGGCCCCGACGAGGAGGAACCATGCTGATCCGAGGATATCTGCCGCGCTGCCGGTCCTGCGGCGTGCTCCACAAGCCCACGAACGCCGACACCGCCCACGAGACGGCCCGACGGCACATCAAAGCCAAGCCCGGCCATTCGGTCGGGGTGATCCCGATACGGATCGAGGAAAGGAAACGACCATGAACGACACGATGATCCAGCCCACGATCGACGGCGCAGCACCGACGCCGGAGGAACGCAAACGCGATCTGCTGGAACGCCAGGCGGCAAGGATCGCCGTACTACAGGTGGACATCAAACGCGCGCAGGACGAGATCGACTCGCTGAAGACCCGGATCCTCGACGCGTGGCCGGTCGGATCCTACGAGGCCGGCGATCTGAAGGTGCAGGTCAAGGCCGGCAGCCAGCGATTGGACGCGAAGCGGTTCATGCAGGCGTATCCCGCGGCCGAGCATCCCTCGCTGTACAAGGTGTCGCCGGACGCGGCGGCGGCGAGGAAGGCGTTGGGCGGACTGGCGTTGGAGCCGTTGATGAAACGCGACAAGAGTTCGGTGGTGGTCAAATGAGCGCCACGGACGTACTCGCCGTTTTGAACGGCACCGGGACCTCCGACATCGACAACCCTTCCAGCACAGTCGAAACCGCGACGGCCTATGAGCTGCTGCGTGTGGACGCGGCATTGTGGCCCCGGATCCGCAAACTGATCGAAGCCGACATCCGTGACGCGCCGCGCGAACGGCAGAAGGCCATCGGCCCGAGCGAACTGGGTACCGACTGCCCGCACTGTCTGGCAGCGAAACTCGCCGGCTGGCCACGCCGTCGCGGTGCCGCATGGCTGCCGTTCATCGGCACTTGTGTACACGAGCATTTCGAGCGCATGTTCGCGAGGTTGAACCCGCAGGGCTTCGACCCGAACATGGGCCAGCGCCCGTATGAGACGGAGATGCGCGTCACGGTCGGCGAACTCCACGGCTTGGCGGGCGGCTATCCGGTACAAGGCTCCATCGACCTGTACGACCGGCACTCGGCCAGCACCATCGACTGGAAGATGTCGGTACCACCACCCTGCAGAACGTGAAGGTCCGCGGGCCCTCGCAGACCTACATGGTGCAGGCGTCCCTGTACGGCATCGGGTTGAGGAACGCGGGCGAGAAGGTGGAACGCAACTGCATCTTCTTCCTACCCAGGAACGGCGTCAGTCTCAACGATGCGCTGCCGGTCGAACTCAAGTTCAGCGACAAGCCCGGACTGTGGGCGCTGGCAAGGGCGCAACTACTGGTCACGTTCATGGACCTGATCGAACAACAGAACGGCACAGGCACGCGCGACGCGTGGATCCACACACTCCCCACATCCGACACGCACTGCTTCGACTGCGGGTCATGGCCCGACGACACGGCCAACGGCATCCCCGAGTTCGCCCCGCCCGCACCCAAGGTGCCGGAACGATGGCAGAGACTCACGCCCTTGCTGGAGCCGACGATGCGGGAGGTGCCCGACATGTGATCCCCACGCCCTTTGCGGCCATCGCGCAAAACCCCAGACAATCAAACAAACAGTCAACACATTAAGGAGCATCAGATGTTCGCACAAGCAAACCAGCCGCAAGGCGGTTACGGCCAGCCCGCACAGTCCCTTCCCTCCCTCGCGCAGGTCATGGCGGGCGGCACGCCCCTCTTTCTTCCAACGCGACGATCCCATCGGCACCACCGTCACCGGCACGGTCGAAAGCATCGAGGCGCAGCAGCAGCGCGACATGGACACGCAGGAGCCGAAATACTTCGACAACGGCCAGCCCATGATGCAGGTCGTCATCCACATCGCCACCACGCTGAAGGATCCGGCCATCCCCGGCGACGACGGCGTGAGAGCCGTGTACGTCAAAGGCAAGAACCTCAGTACGCTGCGTCAGGCGTCCCGCATCGTCGGACGGGACTTCCCGCACGTCGGCGACGGGTTCACCGCCACCTACACCGCCAACGGCGAAGCCAAGAAACGCGGCTGGAACCCGCCCAAACTCTACAGCTACGAGATCATCCCCAACCAGACACAGGTCAACCAAGCCATGAACACGGCGACGGAACCCACGCAGCCCCGGCAATCGCCGCCGGCGGCGCAACAGCAGATCAGCGTGCCACAGATTCAAGCGTTGGCCGCCGCCGGCAATACCACCGAACAGATCTCAGGCCTGTTGAACATCACGGTCGCGCAGGTTCAGCGAGCGCTTCAACCATACAGGGCCATCAACGACGAACCTGAATTCCCGTTGTCTAAATGAAAGTGCAACACCCCGTTAGATTGGAGATTGTCTAGAAAACCAGTCCGGAAGGGATGTTGCACCTATGGGGGAAGTATATTCGCACCTGTCGGAAGAGGAACGCCAGGTCATCCAGATCGAGATCGGCAACGGGACCGGCATACGGGCGATCGGCGCGATGATCGGGCGCAGCCCGTCCACCGTCAGCCGTGAGATCAAGCGCAACACGTGGTTCCCGTCCGACGAGAGCGAATCCTACCGTCCCTATCGGCCCAGGCGGCTCAAGACCGGGCCTTGGACGAGCCGCTATTACATCGCCGGGCCGGCCCGGCGCAAGGCCGCCCGGAGGCGCGCCAAAGCGCGCAAGCCGCATCGCCTGTCGCATGACCGGCTGTGGGCGTGGGTGGCGGAGAAGCTGGGCTGCGGCTGGTCGCCGCCGCCCGTCAGCGGCAGGCTGCGCGTCCTGTTCCCCGGCGACGATGCCATGCGCGTGTGCCCGGAGACCGTCTACCGATGGATCTATTCCAGCAAGCCGCGCCGCGAACGCCGGGCCCGATGCCTGCCGCGCGGCCACCGGCGGCGGCGCAAGCATGCGGGCCGTCGGGTGTCGAGGTTCCCTATCCCCGGAAGGGTCTCCATCGCCGAGCGTCCGCCGGAGGCGGACGACCGCAGCGGGTTCGGCCATTGGGAGGCCGACAGCGTCATCGGCATGGGATGCGACCTGCACACCGAGGTCGAAAGGAGAACCCGCTTCCTCATGGCCCGTGTTATCCCCGACAAGACCGCCGAGCGGAGCGTCGGGGCGCGGCTGGCGATGTTCGTCCCGCTGCCGGCGGCCGCCGGGCTCAGCGTCACGCACGGCAACGGCACCGGGTTCGCCCGCCACGCGCGGCTGCGCGACGAACTGGGCATGGCCACGTGCTTCGCCGACCCCTATTCCAGCTGGCAGCGGGGCAGCAACGAGAACCGCAACGGAATGATCCGCCGTTACCTGCCCAAACGCACGATCATCGAACCGGGCATGGCGAGGGAACTCCAGGAGATCGTCGACGAGACCGACAACCGGCCCATGCGAGCGCTCGGCTACCGCACACCCGCCGAGGCGTTTGCCGACGAACTGCCAGACTTACAACTCTGA